GACTATGCAGTTGCCTACGGAGAAGAATACGGAGGTACAACTTATGCAAACCTAACTTCAGATACTGCTAAGGGATGGAACTATTCTTTAAATCCATTTAGGGCTTCAATTTCTACTTATACAAATAAGTTCTTAACGACAAGAGATAGGGCTGCTGGCGAAGTAATAAGTGGGGAAAAGTTTTATATTACTTATTTTAATGCCAACTTATCAGCAGTAACGGCAACGATTCAAAAGATAAATGAGGATGGAAGTAATAGCGGAAGTTCATCAACGGGCGGAACGTTATCAAGTCTTTCTTCTTTGCTTTTAGATTTAAGTCCTACGGCAATAAATACTTATTTAGGTAGTTCATTTATTACCGATGCAACGTATGGTTATAAGGTAACGATTGGCTCAGATACTATGACTATTAAACAAGTATGCGCTCCAAGATTTACTCCCATTAATTTAGTATTTCAAAATCAATTTGGAGGATATGACACTTTTGGTTTTAGGTTACTTAATCGCCAACAAAAGAATTTTAAAAGAACGACTTATCAAACTGCTGATTACCAAAGGAGCGGAACTTCAATGGCTTTTAAAAATAGTTCGGGAGTTCATTACGGTGGAGTCCAAGCATTAGCCACTCAAATCGATTGGAGTTACCTTGTAACGAGTGATTATGTATCGGCAATAGATTATGCTTTGGGTTCTGAATTACTTGCTTCTAACGAGGTTTATTTACATTTAATTACTGGAGGTACAAGCGACTATTATCCTATCGTTATGAAGGATACAAACTATCAAGAGAAGGTAAGCACTTCGGATAAATTATTTAATTACCAACTTCAATTTGATTTAGGGCAAAAACAATTTAGCCAATACCGATAATGATAACCGAAATAATAATTGAACAACAAAGGCTCGATTTATTCGAGGATATAGGAGCAGAACTAAACTACGCAATAGATGACATTAAAGACTTTTCAGCGAGGAATACAAACTATTCTAAAACGATTAACGTACCTGGTAACGCAAACAATAACAAAGTGTTTGGTCATATCTATAATTTTACCAGTGGTAATATTAAACTTACTGATGAAAACGGTGAAGATAATTTACCAAATGTGGGTTATAATTTTGACCCGACCAAGCAAGCAAATTGTCAGATATTTGTTAATAAGATTCAAGTTTTTAAGGGAGTTCTTCGCCTTTTGGAGATAACTATTCAAAATGGAGTAATAGAATATCAGTGCGCAGTATTTGGGGAGTTAGGTGGATTCGCCTCCGCAATAGGAAACGAATTGCTTGAGGATATGGATAACTTTAATAAGTACGTTCAACAATGGAATAAAACTACGGTTGTTAATTCTTGGACTGCTTCAGGTGTCGCAAGTGGTTTAGGCATTGTTTATCCTTTAATTGATTTTGGTAATTGTGCGCATAGCACAAAAGATTGGCATTTAGATGCGTTTAGACCCGCATTTTTTGTCCACGAAATAATGGATAGTATTATTACTAATTCAAAGTACACGTATACTTCTGCGTTTTTTGATACGCCTTATTTTAGAAGTTTAATTATTCCAAATAACAAAGCAAACCTTGAGCAATTAACAAAAGATTTATTGAGAGTCGGAAGCATTACAAGTTTAGAGAATGGCGAAAATGCGGGTGCTGCGGGCGATTTAGTATTTAATATAATAACAAATTTAGTTTTATTTTCAAATACGGCTAATACAGCGTTTACTTTTATAGCACCAGGCACTAATAATACATTAGGTAAAATTAGATTATCAGGTAGTGTAACATTGTCAAGACCTGGCACGATGACGATTCAATTATATCAGTCTGCATCAATAGTTTATGAAGAAACATACACAACATCTGTCAATTATCAGCAAATTCCTATCGATTGGCTTGTTACTACTTCATTAGATTTAGGAGATGTATTAAGTGTTTACGCATCATTTACGGCATCAGAAACTAATGTTACATTAGACCCTGATTTAGTCTTAGAATTTGTTGCAGATTACGCTCAAAGTGCTGATGCTACGGAAGACATTGTATTAAATATGAAGCATTTATTGCCAAAAGGAATTCAACAAAAAGATTTCTTTGCTTCAATATGTAGAATGTTTAATTTATACGTTTATGAAGACCCACAAAAATCAACACATCTTTTAATTGAGCCTTATATTGAATTTTATAGGAGAGGCGCTGGCTTCTTAAAAGTAAACGATGTCGGCGAGTTATTATTACACGGAGAGCCTGGCGATACTACGGGGTTGCTTTTACTTTCAGACCCTATTGCCGATTCTATTGATTGGTCGAATAAGGTCGACTATTCAAAAGAGATTTCGATTAAACCAATGTCTGAATTAAACGCTCGATATTACGATTTTCTTTATACTGAAGATGACGATTATTACAATGAGGCATACAACAAAAAATACAATGAAACCTATGCAGATAGAAAAGAAGATACAAGATTCCAATTTGCTGAAGATAGGTCAGAAACTAAAATTATTTTTAGTCCAAGTATTTTAACTGCTTCAAGCGCAGATACTAAATTAAGGCCAAATTTATTTAAAGCAGTTAAAGAAAATGACGTTTTAGTACAAGAGCGGAAAGACAATAATATCCGTATTATGTTTTTTAAAAGTGTGGCAAGCCCAAATTATCATATAAGAGAAGTATATCCAGAGAACGGCAATTTAACACATCCTCATGGATTAGACGCTTATGGTTATGCTGGGCATTTAGATGACCCAATAGAGCCAACATTAGACTTAAATTTTGGAGCGCCAAATGAATTTTATTTTAAATTAGAAAATCCTTATCCATCTGCTAATTTATACAATGCTTGGTGGGATGAATATTTGGCAGAAATAATAAACAAAGATAGTAAGCTATTAAGTTGCTATTTATATTTAACCGTTCAGGATATTCATTCGCTTGACTTTGCTCAACTGATTTATATTGATGGCGCATTATGGAGATTAAATAAAGTAATTGACTTTAATCCGAGTATTCCTAAAACAACCAAGTGTGAATTGTTAAGAGTAATTGAATTATTTTATCCAAGTTAATAATGGCTCAAAAAGAAAATGTAATAATTACCGTTGAAGCAAAGACTGGAGATTCTGCTAAGAATGTTGGGGAATTAAAAGACAAAATTGAACAGACTGGTAATAGTGCCGAGAAAGCTGGTAAACAAGCATCTGAAAGTAAAGGCGCATTTAGTTCTTTAGGTCAAGCAGTTAAGACCCTTGCAAGTGCATCTATTATTTTAAAGGTATTTGAAAAGTTTGGGGAAATACTTTCAGGCAATTCAAAAATTACAAAAGTATTAGCAGTAGCAACCGAATCGCTTTCTATTATAGTTAGTGATTTTGTTAATTTTATTGTTGATAATACCGATGCAGTTGTTAATTTCTTTAAAAATGCTTTTGAGAAACCTGGCGAATTTGTTGAGGATTTAGGTAAAAAGATTAAAGAAAATTTAATTGAAAGATTTAATTCCCTTTTGGAAGTTGGGGGGTTTTTAGCCTCCGCATTTAAGAACTTATTTACTGGGGAATTTGATAAAGCATTACAAAACGTAAAGGATGCCGCTAAAGAATCTTTAGATGTAGTAACGGGTATTGATGACACGGGTAACAAATTAGTTGAGGCTGGTAAAAAAATAGTTGATTATACAAAGAATGTAGTAAAGGCGGCACAAGCAAACGTTGACCTACAAAATAATGCAGAATTAGCGGCTGCAAGACTAAGCGGATTAATTGAAAAATATGATAGACTTGCTGAGAAAGAAAGGCAAATAAGAGATGACACTACAAAATCAATTCAAGATAGGATTGATGCTAATGATAGATTAGCCGTAGTTTTAGAAAAATCACAAAAAGCGCAATTAGACCAAGCTTCATTATTAATTCAAGCAGCAGATGCTAACTTAAAAAAAGATGCTGGCTCAATAGAATTTCAAAAAGCAAAGATTGAAGCACAAAACCAATATGCAGCAGTTTTAGCACAAGTTGAAGGATTTAGGTCAGAGCAATTAATTAATCAAATTGGTTTACTATTAGAACAACAAAATCTTGAAAAGACAAGGATTCAAAATCAAAGTCTTTTATTAATTGCTCAAAAGAAAGCTAATGCAGATTTAATAGTTGATGAATTAGATAAGGCTCAGGCTAAAAGAAATATTTTAGATGAGGAGGCAAACGTTGAATTAAAGAGATTACAAGATAATATTAATCTTGTTAAAGAAGGAACTCAAGCAAGGGTTGATGCCGAAATTGAATTTGCAAATAAGAAACAAGAAATTGAGGTAAATAAATTAATTGCTGATAATGAAATTAGAACGATTTATTATAATAGACAATTAGAGGATTTACAATTTATTCAAGAAAATGAACTTGCTAAATTTGATGCTAAAAGAGAAGCGGTTCAAGCAGAAAAGGAATTAATTGATAAGCAATACAAAGACAAGTTAATAAGTGAAAGGGATTACAATAAAAGAGTAAAAGAATTAAGTCTGCAAAGAAAGGAAATTGATAGAGCGGAACGTGTACAAAAAGAAGAAAACGCTAATGCAATAGGAGGAATATTAGGCGCATTATCAGGATTGGCAGAGCAAGGAACTGCGTTACAAAAAGGATTAGCTTTGGCTCAGGTAGGAATTGACACGGCTACTTCTATTTCTTCTTTAATGGCAGTTTCAGAAGCAAACCCATTAAATACTTTAACTTTTGGAGGTGCTGGTATTGCTCAATATGCGGCAGGTATTATAAGAATACTTGCAAACGTTGCTCAAGCTAAAAGTATTTTAAGTGCAGTTCCAGGTGGAGGCTCAGCGCCAAGTACAAATATTTCCGTACCTACGGCAGAAGCGCCAGTAACTCCAAGTTTCACTCCTAATGCGCCAACTGCTTTAGACCAAACTTCTATAAATGCCATAGGAAATATTAATACACGGGCATACGTTGTCGAGTCAGATATTACGGGAAGTCAAAAAAGAATACGGAGAATTGAAAACTCTGCAAGAATTTAAAAACAAATAATATGAAATTACCAATTTACCAACTTGAAATTAGTGAAGATTTAAACGATGATGTTGAAGTTGACTTCGTTGCTTTGGTAGATAGACCAGCAATCGAAAGAGATTTTCTAAAGTTTAAAGAAGACAAGGCTAAATTTGTTATTCAGTCCGAAGATAGGAGAATTGTTTCAGGCGCATTAATGTTAGCCGATACTCCTATTTATCGCAACGACCAAAATGGCGAGTACTATGTGACCTTTACTAAAGATACGATTGAGAAGATAGCACAAAAGTTCTTCAAGAAAGGTTATCAGTCAAACGTAAACTTGATGCACGATGAGGCTTTAGCAGTTGAAGGGGTAACTATGTATGAATCGTTTATCGTGGATTCATCACGGGGAGTGATGGCAATGAAAGGATTTGAAGATGCACCCGAAGGTTCTTGGTTTGGTAGTTTTAAAGTTGAAAATGAATCGGTTTGGAATAAGATTAAATCGGGCGAGTTTAAAGGATTTAGTGTTGAAGGCATATTTAATTACAAGAAAGAAAAGCAACCGATGAGCGTAGAGGAATCGCTATGGTCTGAGATATGTTCGATTTTAGAACAAGTTAAATGATAAAGTATTAACAAATAAGTATTTATAATCAAACAATAGTAAAAACAATTTATGAACGTTTCAGAAGCAATTGAAAAAATTAAAGTTATGTTAGCGGATAATTCCGTTGAGCAAACTGAAGAAATTGCACCTGAGCCAGCGACTCAATTGGTATTCGAAACTTACGACCTAAAAGATGGTAGTAAGATTGACTTATCAGCATTAGAGATTGGCGCAGATGCTATGCTTGTTGACGATTCAGGTAACTCAGTTTCTGCTCCCGATGGCGAGTACGAATTAGCTGATGGTACTATGATGACCGTTGTTGGTGGAAAGGTTGAAGGAATTGAAACTCCTCAAGCCGAAGCACCAACTTCAGAAGAAGCTCCTATGGAAGCCGATTCTCAATTTGATGAAATGAATGCTACTATCACTTACTTGCAAGCCGAGAATGAGGCATTAAAAAGCAAGTTAGGAGAATTAGAAAGCAAGTTTAATCAAGGATTTAGTGAAATGTTAAGCGTATTGGAAGGATTTTCTAAGACTCCAGTAGCTGACCCAATCCAAAATCCAAAAAACAATTTTAGAATCGTTGAGCCAAAGGCTGACAAAATAGAGCGATTCTTGCAAAGAGTTAAAACTTTAAATTAAAAATTTTAAAAACAAAAAATTATGGCATTTGTTGTTAGCACATTGACGGATTACGCCAAAGAAAACGAAGCATTATTAGTAACATCTTCAGTTCTTGGCTCTAAAACTGCTACTTTGATTAAATCTCAAGGAAACGTTTTAGTTGGAGTAAAATCTTCTGAGAAAATTGGTATCATGGATACTGATGCTTTCTTTCAAGATGATAGCGATTGCGGTTTTAACGCATCAGGTACAACTACTTTCACTCAAAGAAGTGTAACGGTTGGTAAAATTAAAGTACAAGAGGCGCTTTGTCCAAAAGGATTAGAGTCTAAGTACTTACAAAAAGCATTATCTGCTGGTTCAATGTATGATTCAATCGCATTTGCTGCTGATTATACTTCTAAGAAAGCATCTCGTATTTCTTCTCAATTAGAAACTGCGATTTGGACTGGAGATACTGCTTCAGCAAATGGTAACTTGAATAAGTTTGATGGTTTTGCTAAGTTAGTTGCTGCCGCTTCGGCTTCAGTTGTTCACGCTAACACAACTACTTATTACGGAACTCCTTTGGCTGCTTCTGCTGGTATTACAAGTGGTGTTGTTGTTGCAGTTTTAGACGCAGTTTACAAAGCTATCCCAGCGCAAATCGTTGATAAGGATGACGTTGCAATATTTGTAGGAAACGATGTATTCCGTACTTACATTATTGCATTAAAAAATTCAAATTTATTTAATTATACTTTTGATGGTCAAGCAACTGGAGAATTAACTTTGCCAGGTACAACTATCAAGGTTATTGCAGTTCAAGGATTGAACGGAACTTCTAAGATATACGCTGGTCGTATTTCTAACTTGTTCATCGGTACTGACTTATTGAACGAAGAAGAGCAATTTGAATTATTGCATGACCCTTATGCAATGAACATTAAGTTCATGGCAGCATTTAAGTTCGGTGTGCAGTTTGCATTCCCTGATGAGATGGTTGATTTCATCTTAGCTTAATAATCTTACAAATAAGTTCGGGGAGTATCGCTTGGATGCGACTCCCCTAATTTTAACATTTTAAAGAAAAACAATTATGGCTTGCGCATTAACTCAAGGATATTCTTTGGATTGCCGTGATTCTTTAGGTGGAATAACAGAAGTTTACTTTATTGAAAAGGGAAATATTAGTGCAATTACTGAGGCTTCGGGTTCGGTTTCTGCATTGACTAAAGTAGCTGGAAAGAGATTTTGGAAATATGAGTTAGTACCTGGTACTGCTTCTTTGACTGAAAACGTAAACGCAAACGTTCAAAATGGAACGGTATTCTACGCTCAAGAATTGTCAATCATTTTAAATAAATTACAAGTAGCAACTCGTAACGAGATTTTATTGCTTGCTAAAAATACATTGATAGCAGTAGTAAAAGATAATAACGATAATACTTGGTTGTTAGGTCGTGTAAACGGGATTAACATCACTGGAGGTAACGGTGCAACTGGTACTGCTCAAGGTGACCGTTCAGGATACACATTGACATTCTCTGCACAAGAGAAGGAATTAGCACCAACGGTAGCTTCAGGGGTATTCTCTGCATTGACTACTCCAGGCGCTTAAGATAGTCGTTTGGTTGACGGGTAAGGGGGGAGCAGATGCTTCCCCTTTTTTTATATAAGAAATTTTGTTAATGCTATTTATATTTGATGATACATTTAATCAAAGGTCAAGTCAATAAAATAATATTAACATTAAGCGAGAAGGCAACTTTGACATCGCCTAATTATTTATTCTATTTTAAGTCAAGGAATACAAATGAAACGGTGGCATTTGTGATTTTAAATAATGCCGATTTATCTACTTACCCTGAAAGATTTAACGCTTTTAATATTACGGTAAGTTCTTATTTTGCAACTAAATTACCTGGCGAATGGTCATATCAAATTTATGAGCAAACTTCAACTTCCAATTTAATCCCATCGCAAGCGACTTCATTGCTTGAAAGTGGGCAAGCAAGTTTAAACGATACAAGTCAATTCAGTTTTACTACTTATAGCAACCAAACAAACACTTACAAAGTAAGAGATATATGAGCAATCAATTAATGGTTTTAACTTTTGCGGAGGCAAGACAACCTGAATATCGGGAGAAGAAAGGCGAAGGCGAAGGATACATTGAGTTCGGGAAAAAGAATGATTATCCAAACTACTTAGTCGATTTATTTAATAAGTCTGCCAAGCATAATGCGATAATTAAAGGAAAGGTCAACTACATAACTGGGAACGGCTTCAAAATCAAAGAGGGTGTCGACCCTATTGGTGAACAATTCATCGCACAAGCCAACCGAGTGGAGTCGTTGACCGAAGTATTAAGAAAGGCTTCCATTGATATTGAATTATTTGGAGGCGCTTACTTGCAAATTATATGGAGTGTAACGGGCGAGAATCTTGCTGAGGTTTATCACGTTGATTATACTAAAATTCGTACAAATGCTGACAATACTCAGTTTTGGTATTCCGAGAATTGGGAAGATAGGAAGTACAAAAGAGAGGTCTTTAACGGATTTAATTCTCAGTTAAGACAAGGCACTCAGATAATGTATTTAAAGGAGTATCGACCTAACTTAAATGCTTACGCATTGCCAGGTTATTTCGGTGCTTTAAATTACGTTGAATCAGATATCGAAATATCTAAGCACGTTTTAGGTAATGCTCAAACGGGATTTAGTGCATCTAAATTAATTACGTTACCAAATGGCGAGCCATCGGATGATGAGAAGCGTCAAATTGAACGCAAGTTTACTGATAGGTTTACGGGTAGTGATGGAAAGAAGTTTATACTTTCATTTGTCAACGATGCTTCAAGAAAGCCAGTCATTGAGGATTTAGGAGCAAGTGATATTACTAAAGAAGATTTTGGTAATGTAGATAAAATGATTCAGCAAAATATCTTTGCTGGTCATCAAATTACTGCTCCCGATTTATTTGGTATTTCAACTCCAGGTCAATTAGGAACTCGCCAACAAATGCGCGATTCTTATGAGATTTTTAAAAATACTTATGTAAATGATAAGCAAATATTTCTTGAGCAAGTATTCAGTTTACTTGCCAAATTACACGGTGCTAATAGTGAACTCCAAATCATACCAGTCGAGCCGATTGGCATAGAGTTTAGCGAGTCGATTATTTTACAAGTTGCTCCTAAGCAATGGATACTTGAAAAGTTAGGTATTGATATGACTCAATATCAAGAAGCTGAAATAGTACCCGAAGAGCAACCAGTTGAAGTTCAACAATCAAAGGTACAATTTAGCGAGGATGAGGTAGTAAGCGTATTTGAAGAATTTGGTGTTTCAAAATCGGAATATTCAATCTTTAAATCAAAAGAGGTTTTTAGTTCAAATGTTAGCGAAGAAGAAGAAGCATTTCATTTAGAATTTGCTGAGCAAGCATTGTCGGGATTAGAGGCTAACATTTTAGACTTAATTCAAAAGGATAAAAGAATAACGGCTGAGATTATTGCTGGAACTATTGGAGTAGATATTGATATTATCAATCGTGTCTTAGATGGATTGGATAAAAGAGGAATTGTAAGCAGTTCAGTTTCTAGAGGAATAACCGAAAGAAAATTGTCTAAGCCATTATCGGAATTGAATGCACCGAAGCCATCGACCACAAGTTTTATGGTTCGGTATTCATACGAGTGGAGGTCTGATATTCCAAGCAATGAACGTAATTCAGCAGACCATCCAAGTCGTGTATTTTGCGCTCGATTAATGCAGTTAGATAGATTGTATTCAAGAGCAGAAATTGAAACTATTTCAGCCCGATTAGGATATAGCGTATTTGATAGGCGAGGCGGTTGGTGGACTAAGCCAAACGGTCAACATTCACCAAGTTGCAGACATCGTTGGTTTGCTCAAACGGTAATTAAGAAAGGATAATGCCATTCATTTATAAACATATAAGATTAGACACTAACCAAATATTTTATATTGGGATAGGAAAAGAATTGAAAAGAGCATATAGCAAACAAAGAAGAAATAAATATTGGAATAATATTGTTAATAAAGTAGGTTATAAAATTGAAATTATTGAAGAAGTTGATACTTGGGAAAATGCTTGTAATAAGGAAAAAGAATTAATTTCTTTATATGGCAGAATCGATAAACAAAATGGCATCTTAGTTAATATGACTGATGGAGGTGAAGGAGTAATTGATATGCCAATTGAATCAAGAAAAAGTATTAGTGAGAAATTAAAAATTTCAAGACTTGGTGCTAATAATCCTATGTATGGCAAAAAGGGAAGTTTAAATAGCTTTTATAATAGGCGACATACTGAAGAAGCAAATGAAAAAAATAGACAAGCACACATTGGTGTTAATGTTGGTCATAAATGTGGGATGGCAAAGAAGGTAATAGATATGTCCAATAATACTATTTATGATTGTGCAAAGTATGCTGCTGAAAATATTGATATGCGATATGGCACTTTGATAAATATGCTATCAGGACATAGAAAAAATAAAACAAGTTTAAAATACTTATAATGAAAAATATTCTTTTTATCAATACTTTAACAATAAAAGAACGTACTTCGGTGCATTCTAATATTGATGATAAATTAGTAATTCCTGAAATAAAGGTTTCACAAGATATGTATATTCTGCCAGCATTAGGAACGGCACTTTATACAAGATTGCAAAATGGTATCTTAGCATCTAATTTAACTCAAGCCGAAACAACATTGTTAGATGACTACGTAACAGATGCTTTGGTTTATTATGTTTTATCTGAGTTGCCCGTTGGATTATCTTTTCAGTTTTACAACAAAGGATTAATTCGCAAGACTTCGGATAATAGCGATCAGCCTAATATGCAAGATTTAATTGATGTGGCAAATCGTTATCGTTCAAGAGCGGAGTTTTACAAGCAAAGAATGATTAAATATTTGCAAGAGGTAAGCACGACTAATTTATTCCCTGAATATATTAATCCAGGCACGGGCATCGACACGATGTATCCTGAGA